ACCATGTCGCGTTTGAACATCCCTGCGTGCGTATTAGCGTAGTCCTCACGTGGGAAGTTCTTCACCCCCAGCACTTCTGCGTGTTTAGGTGGTCTAGTGTTTGATAGTATTTGTGCCACCCCCACCCCTTCCATAGCTGCTATATTACCCATAAACACCGCATCCGCCATCTGCTTCGCTAATCGTTCCGGCGTGGTACATGCTGCTGGACCCATTATGGCAATAGCTTGTTCAACTGTTTGTTTCGCAGCTGTCAAGCTAGCATCCATTGGTATGCCTGATAGTTCCACTTCATTATCATTTTCCGCGTGTGGTATTATCTTGCTAACGTATATCGAGCCATCTGGCTTAGGTATTCCTAGACCCCCATCCTGGCGGCGTCCATGGATATAGGCCTCGGAGAGCTTAACCTCGCCAAATGTCGCCCACTTCTTAAAAGCTACAGTGCATATTTTCTCCATAAATGTAGTATTGCCGCCCGCACGTCTCCCGGCTTTGCGTGCTATCTCAACAACTGAACTTAGCTTTGACGCTGGGTCTACGAACTTTGCCTTGATGCTGTTAGACCACTGCCCTGAACATAACGAGCCTAGCGCCCGAGGCAAGCTCCCATACACGCCATCACTAGACACAAATAACCTAAAAAATTCATAGTATGTACTGCTGATTAGTTGTTTTGCTTCCTTAAACGCAAAGTTCATCATCGTGCCGACCCTTACAGTTAAAACGCTCATGGATAGGTCGTACGTCTCGCCTGCTACGTCATCACCGCCTGAAGTACGTTTGGTTAGTACCGTCTCGCCAAACAGGTCGTGCATCTGCCGTCTAACGATCCGTTTGTTAGATGCGTTTATCACCGAGTTAATCATGGACGTGGGTGCCTGTCCAGACAGCATACCGTGTAGGAAATGGTGTAGCTCACCCTCGTACTCAAATAATGTCTTATCGTATGCATCACATACCCAGTCAATCATTGCTCGCATATCTGGTGATAGTAAGTACGCCTCACTGTACAAATTTTTGAGACTCCCTATCACAATTTTCATATCCTCCAGTTCGTGACGTTCATTAAAGTTTTCATAATCCAGCATTAAGCCGACTGTGAAATCACGAGCTTGCTGCCACATCCAATGCTCATCTCTCGCCACCGACTCATCTGGAATCAGCCTTACGTGGTCAACCGGCGAGCCCTTCATAAGTAAGTACAGGATGTAGCTCCCAACGACATAGTGCGTCACGTGCGATGGAAAAAGAGCCCGCCCTTTCAACTTGGCTATCTCGTTCTTTATGAAGTGCCTCGTGAAGCTACTTGGCACGTAATCCCTTAGTACATCTTTCACTAATGCGGGAAATTCTGCGAATTCAAATGTTGCTGCTTTGTTTAGACGAACTTTATTCATCACATATAGTCCCATAGTATGTATATCGTCAGTGACCTCCGATATGGCTGTTTCGCGCTCGCCCACCACCTTGAGGTAGATATCAGTCTTTGGGCCGCCAGTGACTGACCCGGGTCTCACCCACTTCTTCCTGTACTTAAGAAATGTGTCCAAGTCTACTGTTAGCTCTTTGTGCTTAAGCATTTTATCGACACCTTCCTTTAACGTGCCGCGGAGCACATCATTCACCGCTTCCGCAAAATATACGTTGAACTGTTCATGCGAGCGTGTCCCGTCCCGCATTATGTACACTTTTGGCGGTAAGATACTGGTGCGGTCAGCAATTTCTTTCGGTATGTCGCCCGTTCCCATGTACCGCCCAGCTAGGCAATCCCAATACGTAAATACGGCTAGGTCACGTACTTGTAACTTGTGCCCTAAAAATGTACAGCTCGAACGTACGATAGAGTGTATAGCTTTCGACACCTCGGCGTACTGTGTTGGTGATAAGCACCCCAGTGGTAGCTTGTTTGCCATATCAGAGTAGTACGGCACCACGTATGACCAAACATCCCCCATTACCAATGTGCATAGGGCACGCTCATACGTAATATCATCCCGACCCAGCAGTTGTCTGAACCACTGATACCCACTGCTGAGTAGTGCTGGGTCGGTTGCTTCAATCCAGTCGCTTATTCGGGCGAGCGCAAATTTCGAGCTCCCCGGCCCATACTGGAACTTCTCGCTCCACATATCCTCATCTTGATACGGAATAGGTGGCAAGAGGTTGTTTCCATGTTGGCACGCTGCTGCTATGATTCGAGCCCATATGTGGTGGTTGTGGTGTTGCTGCGCTTCCTGCGGAGTCGCGTCGCCCACCAAGGTCCAGACTCGTCTCGCAGCTACAGCGCGTAACCACTCAGGCAATGCATTGTTGCGCACCATGGAATAAGCTAACTCAAGTGATTTACGATACTCCGCTGGCTTCATTAATTCGTGGTGCAACACCGCAGCTAAGCCTGTAAATGCTAACACACCGCTATGGATAGCCAGTAGTCTAACCTTCGTCGTTAGCACCTCAAAGGATGGGGCTTCGTCATTGTAGGGTATTCCGTGCCTTTCACAATATGCACGGTTCGCACCGATCTGGCTTTGAATCAACTCTATCTGGAGCGCGCGCATCTGTGGTCCGAGTGCCTGCATCCTTGGTGTTGCTGCTACACAATCGATGTCTACATTGCCCACGAAGATCGGTGGCGCTCCAAGTGCCATGGCAGCCTCCACCGTGTGTACATATAATATTCTCGCATTACTGTCGCCGGCGAACACCCTAAACATGCGGTTACAGCGCCGAATCATAATTTGGTTAGCGACTGAAAAGCGGCCTGGCATGCCATGCACCAGTCCATCTTCCCTAGCGCCCACCATTTCATCAAATTCATCATCACATTGTAGTGCATCGTCGTTTACCACTAGATCATCCACGTCGTAACCACCGAACGTTTGGGCAAGCATGCTCTTACCACTACACATAGGTAGTACGACGGATCGTAACCCCCACGGATTAGGTGTTTCGCTACGCGTGAGCATTGTCGCCTTAGCACCGTAAGGTTTACTTTGATATGATGCACCGAAAGTTGGAATATTTTGAAGATTTGGGGATTGTTTCCTTGCTATCTTAAAATTAACCGATCGCATTCTAAAGTCTATGTGTAGGCACTTTGTGACAACACCGTTGGCACGCCGCACTCAGCTCGCTT